ATAAATACTGCAATTTGGTTCCATTCCATCAGTTGACAACCGCACCGAATTCGCGCATAGTTGTCAACTTTGGTGCACCTGGAGCGAAACGATGGGGTATGCGATCGCGTGGGTCATCGTTGTCCTCTGCGTCGTGCACTGGGTACGAACGTGGCGGCCCGGCGATGACGAGGACGACTGGCTGTGAGCGGCCCCGTCGTGGACGACCGTCCGACCATCGGCGAGCGTTACGGGCTGGCGATAGGCGCAAGCAACCTGCGGGTAGGTGAGCGGCATGGCGGTGCCGACATGGTGCTCGCCGCAGGCATGCAGGATCATCGCCTTGGGGTGATACTGTTGCGGCTGCAGTCGGAATACGACACGGTGCGTGGCGACCTCGAGCGCGCCGGCGAGATTGCGAAGCAGGGCGACGTTGAGGCGCGGCGTCTGAAGGGCGCCGAACTGGCGGAACAGTCTCGCCGCACTCGCGAGGAAATACTGACCGCGCGCTGCCTGATCCTAATCCACCTGAAGACCCTCGATTCAGCAAAGCGCGCTGTGGCCGCCTTCGCCATTCGGTCGGCGACGAAACAGCGGTTCATGGCGCGCAACGAGGTCGTCGTCAAGTTGGCGGGCCGGGTGCTCGACGTGTGGCTCGACCCGACGTGTCACGTTTGCGACGGTACTGGATGGGTATCCAGTGGATACCACGGTACGTTCGTGAAGGCGTGCGATGCCTGCAACGGAACCGGCAATCGTCGCGAGAACATGGGCACCAACGAAGCGTCTCGGTGGTTTGCATTCCTGCTGATGGGCAATTTGCAACGGGAAATGGCTGTCGCTGCGGCCGGCATCGGGCGCAAGTTGCGCGTTTCGTAGGAACGTAGTAGAGTGCCCTCAACCACACCGCCCCGATGTGCTGCGGCTCTCCCGGGGAAATTTGCGCCGGATCAGCCGGCAACCCCTCAGGGGCATGGTCATGTAGCGGAGCTGTCTTCGTGACGCGGCAGACGGTCAAGCTGGCCGCCTACGCACAGATGCACGGCGTCACGCGCCAAGCGGCGTACAAGTGGCGCGACAAGGGTTTGCTGGTCTTCGTTGGCGATTTGATCGACGTCGAGGCGTCGAACGAACGGATCACTAGATACCGCGATCCGGCGTTGGGCCGGGCGCATACGACGCGCGGCCCGAAGGCAGCGGCGCCACGGAAATCACGGTCAGGGAATGTCGGGGAACCACTCGCAACGCGCGAGCCTCCCGGCGGCAGGGTAAATCGAGCCGGCGCGACACCGGCCCCGTCTGAAATGCCGCCCAGTGATCCAGTGTGGCCGCCCCCGCCGCCTATCCGGGCCGATGCGGACATCCCAGATCCGATGCGGTCGATCCTGGGTGGCGACAACCTGCGGCACCCGGACGAGACGCCCGATCAGGCCGCTGAGCGCATTCTGGGCGACCTCGGTACGGCCATGGCGTCGACCGAAGAAGCCCGTCGGGTGAAGGAAAACTACCTGGCGCTGCGTGGCAAGCTCGAGTACGAGCGCGATGCGGGCGAACTGGTTGATCTGAAGACTGCTGAGGCGGTATTTTTCGAGGCGGCCCGAGCGGTCCGCAACGTGTGGCTGTCGTTCTCGACGAACTTCGGTGCTGAGATCGCGGCAGATTTGGGCGTCGAGGCCGATCGCGCAACCGAAGTGCTGACGGGCTACGTGCACCGGCAGATTGCTGCGCTCGGAGAGCCGAATGCCCAATTCGGCGAAGGTTGATCGGCTACAGCGTGCATTCAGCCGCGGACTGACCCCGCCGCCGCGTCTGAGCGTGCCGGCTTGGGCGGACCGATTCCGCAAGTTGGCGCCCGAGGCGGGTAGCACGAGCGGCGATTGGCGTACCGGCAAGGTCGAGGTCGCGCGCGGTCCGATGCTTGCGGTTACTGAGCCGGGCGTGCATACGATTACGGTCATGGTCTGCACACAGTTGCTGAAGTCGGCGCTGCTCGAGAACGTGTTCGGCTATCACGCGCATCTGGATCCGTGCCCGATGTTGTTGATTCGGCCGAAGGATGAAGACGCCGAGGCATTTAGCAAGGAGCGGATCACCCCATTGCTGCGCGTGACGCCGGTTCTGACCAAGCTGGTCGGTACCGACAAGACCCGCAATGCGAAGGAAACGCTCGCATTCAAGACGTTCCCGGGCGGTTTTCTGGCAATCGTCGGTGCGGGCAGTCCAGCGAATTTGGCGTCGCGGCCGGTGCGGCTGATCCTGGCCGACGAGATCGACAAGTACCCGGTCACTCGCGAGGGTGATCCGATCATGCTGGCCGAGGAACGGACCGCGACCTTTGGCCTGAACTGGCTTTCCATTCGGGCATGCAGCCCTACGATCGAAGACGAAAGCCGAATCGCCGAGAGCTACTACGGCAGTGATCAGCGGCGAGCGTCGGTTGTTTGCCCTCATTGTGGGCATCGGCAATTCCTTGATTTTTTCAAGCACGTCCACTGGGAGAAGCGCGAGAACGCGAAGGGCGAGGTCGTCGAGCATCTGACGAAGACGGCCCGGGTGCATTGCGAGGCGTGTGGCGTTGCCTGGTCCGAAGGCGAGCGGCTGAAGGCGTTGCAGACGACCCGTTGGCACCAGACTCGCCCGTTCGAGTGCTGTGATGCGCGACATGTGCCGCTGGATGCTTACGACAAGGCGTGGCGGTCCGCCGGTAGCATCAAAGACGTCTGGGACTGGTGGGACGACCCGCGCGACGCGCGTTGGGCGGTGTACCGCGCGAAGTGCCCGACTTGCGGTACTTGGGGTGTGGACAACGCACATGCGGGGTTTCAGGCCGGGAAACTGTTCGCGCCGTGGGCGAAGGACCGGCCACAGGACATAGCGGCGAAGTGGGTCAAGGCCAAGGGCAAGCCTGACGCTGAACTTGCGTGGTGGAACACGCAGATGGGTCTGCCGCATCGCCCGCATGTCGGCAAGACGCTTGCGGTCTCGGCACTGCTCGCCCGGCGCGAAGTGTGGGCGGCGGAAGTGCCCGATCGGGTTGTGCTCGGCACTCACGGCATCGACGTTCAGGATTACCGGGTTGAAATTGAGGTTGTCGGCTGGGGCGCCGACGAGGAATCGTGGTCGTTGGCGCATCACGTCATCGAGGGTGAGTTTTCCGAGCCCAGCGTGCAGGCGGCAGTCGATGCTTACTTGAAGCGGCCGTGGCGGCGCGCTGACGGTAGCCGCGTCGAAATGCTGGCGACGTGCATTGATTCGGGCGGCCACCACACCCAGGCGGTCTACGCGTTCAGCAAGGCCCGGCTGGGCCAGCGCGTGTGGGCGATCAAGGGCGCGTCGGAATCGGGCGGCCAGCGCAACCCCGTATGGCCGGTGAAGCGGCCGAGCCGGAAGTCGAAAGCGTCGTTCCGTCCGGTCATGATTGGGGGCAACAGCGCGCGCGACACGATCCGGCAGCGGCTGTATCTCGATCAGCCGGCGCCTGGCGTCGCGGCACCGGGGTACATGCACTTTCCGATCGACCGAGACATCGGCTACTTCGAGCAATTGACGGCGGATCGGCTGGTGCTGAAAGAGGTTGGCGGGCGGCGGTTCCGGGTCTGGGAAACACCGGCGGGCCGCGCGAACGAGGCCAGTGACTGCCGGGTGTACGCCTACGCGGCGATATGCGGCCTGGTGCACTTCGGACTGCAGTTGAACAAGCGGGCGCGAGTACTTGCGGTTCCGGCGGTCGTCGAGCCGATTGAGGCACCTACCGAACCGCTCGAGCCGCGAGCAGCGGCCAGCCGGCGGCCGCCACCGCCACCGCCGGCGAGGTGCAGTCTGGCCGCCCGGCTTGCCTGAAGGGACGCGCATGCTGGTCGTGAGCATCAAGACGAACGTTGAGCGATTTCAAGCGAAGGTCAACGATGCGGCAAAGAAGCAGATCCCATTCGCCGCGGCAACCGCGCTGACGTTGCTCGCTGTGCGGGTGCGTGACGCGGAAAAGGCGAACGAGCCGAAGAAACTCGACCGGCCCCGGCCGTTCACGACTGATGCGATCGGGTCGACGAAGGCGCGCAAGGATGATCTGCTGGCGCAGGTCTACATGAAAGATCAGACGGCTGAGTACATGCTGCCGTATGAGTTCGGCGGTCTCAACAAGCTGAACAGCAAGGCGTTGCTGAAGCCTGTTGACGCGAAGAAGGATCTCGACGCGTTCGGGAACCTTCCGGCCGGGTATCTGGCGAAGTTCATCGGGTCGAGTTGGACGCGAAAGGTTCTCGCAGGCATGAAAACGGGCCCGCGGGGCGGCCGAGCGATGGCCCGTCCAGACGTGTTCATCGGCCCGGTGAAGCTGAGGTCAGGCAAGGTCATCAACGGCATCTGGCAGCGCAGTACAGATGCCGGTACGAAGCGTGTTGGAACGCTGACGATCGACAAGAAGACCGGCAAGGGCCGGATTGTTAAGAGCGCAAAGAATATCAACCGGTCGGGCAAGCTGAAGTTGATCGTGCGTTTCACTGACGCACACCCGATCGCTGAGAAGAACCGGCTTGATTGGTTCGGCCTTGCCGAGAAGACCGTCGCCGCTAATTTCAATCGTGAGTTCGGCGCTGCCATGCGCTACGCACTCGCGACCGCGAAGTGAGGTAAGTATGGCGGGCACAATTATTTGGTCGGCGGACAACAACAACGCCAAGATTACCGTTCCGGCGGGCGACAGCAGTGCGGTTCACAGCTACCACTGCTGCTGGGGTTGGTGAGGTGGCGCGCTGCTGAATGGCGCCACGACCACTGTCACGCGCACAGCTACTACAAATGCCATTTTTGCCATCCAGGGCCGCGCAAGCGCCTCTGACAGCTACGTGGGGTCAACTGACCATACCGGGCTACTACTGCAAATTGCTCGACACCGCATCGGCCGTCGCAAGCCTAGATTCTAACTATCTGTTTACAACGAGCGGAGGAAGATCGAATGGGGTTACGCTGTCCGCCGGTAATCAGCGCGTCACATGGGTTGTTCCTGGGTCGGCGAACTATATTTATCTGAGGACTGTGACAGCAATTTCAGGTAAGACCTACTGTGAGTTTAAGTGCATTACAGAGCCAGCAACCATGACACATGGATTCGGCGTGCAAGAGTCGCCAATCAGTTTATTCTACAATAACAATCCAAATGGTGGGTCCATGTTCTCTGGCAATGGGGGATGCGGACTGGCGGCGGCTGGATTTTACAATGCAAACTCTGTAACTTCGTCAGGGGCGTATTCATTTGCAGTTGGTGATGTGATTGGAGTTGCATTCGACCCGTCCACCAGGAAACTTTGGTTCAGCAAGAATGGCACATGGATAAGCGGCGATCCGGCGGCGGGGACAAGCCCCACGATGACGCTGGCTGGCGGCTCTACATTCTATTTCACGATGGGTGCGTACTCGTGTTCAATCTCCAGCGGGACGTATGAGTATGAGGTTTATCCGTCGTTAGTCAGTCAGACCTATGCCGCCCCGTATGGGTTTTCGTGCTACCAGCCGTAGCCAACGGCACCATTCTCTCACCAATGAGGCACAACTATGATCTACGCCCCGAAAGTCTTGGTCACACAGCAGTACGTCGAGAACTCGGCGACAAGCAAATACACCGCCTCATCGCTGGCCGGCAGCATCGGCACGGTGATCGAAAAGCCGCAAGAATGACCGTATCGGCACTTTCAACTGTGGCATCCGTGTCTAGTGGTGCGCCAAGCTCTGGGGTGGTTATCTCATCGTCTCAGTCGTTCAAGGAGTCCTTAGCATACTCCAGCGCTGGAAAGAGGGTCTCTTGCAACGGTAGCGCGGTGGCCAGCAGCGCCGCTGTCCCACCGGTGTCCGGGTACACACGGCTGGTAATAGGCTCCAGTTGGAATGGATGGATCTCGCAGATCAAAGCATTCGGTTCGGTGATTTCTGATGCTCAACTTCAGGCGCTATCAACATGAGCGATGCGCGTAGCACTTACTACCGCGAAGTGAGGTAGGCATGGCTGGAACAATTATTTGGTCGGCGGACAACAACAACGCCAAGATTACCGTTCCGGCGGGCGTTACATCAGGCCCGGTGTATGCCTCTGGTGAACGGGTGGTCACTGCGATTCCGGGCGACGGCGGCACGATGCTTGTCGAAGCCACTTGGTCGAGTAAGGCCGACGTTAATGCCGGTACGGCGACTTGGTTTTCGTGGGACGCAGGCACAGTGTCGGCAAAGGCCAATCAGATATTGCAACATGCGACGGCGGTGCGATTCACAGCTACCACTGCTGCTGGGGTTGGTGAGGTGGCGCGATGAGTTGGCCCGCGGCTGGGAGTCAGATGACGCCCGCGCAGTCGGCCGCTGTGATCGCCGGTGTGTCAGTCATGACTGCCGCCCCGGCCACGCTCGATTCGACCAACGTCGCGACCTACGCCGGGGCGACAGTGTCGCTGGCCGCGGCAGCCACGCTGACCGTGGCTGGCACAGCGTGGGCCGGGCTCGACGCCGGGCTCATCATCCAGGTCAGGCAGTCTGGATCTGCCTCGCTCGCGTTTTCCAATCCGGCGGTCAAGGAAAACTCGTCCGGCACCTCGGGATCGACAGTCACGCTCGCCGCGAGCGGCGTCTACGTCCTGACGAAGTCGCCGAGCGGCACGCCGATCTTTCGTCTGACCGGCGGGTCGTCGCTGTGAGGCCGAATCTGTTGGCGGGGCTATGTGGCTCGAATTACCCCCCAGGGCCATTCTCACTAAGTGATCTTTTTAGAATACTGCCAAACGACGCCACGCTTCCGTGGACCGGGGGCAAGACTGCGGCGCTAACCTGTTCGATTGACTCATCCGTGTTATGGGGCGGGCAGCCGACGATACGGGTTGATATACCTGCGAACACGACTGGCGTTATTCGGGTAGGAAATAGCAATGCTTTGGCTCCCGTCCCTGCGGCGTGGATCGCTTCGCAGAATACCGGGCAATTCTGCATGGCTGTGAAGGTGTCGGAGGACATTCCCACGCTCGGTCTTAATCTGTTCATAGGCGAGAGTGGGCTATCGAAGTACTGGACTTTCAGTTTAGGTCTGGGTGCGGCCACGGATGGGGCAAGACTCCACCGCATGACGGAATGGATAGTTTGCACACCTGAAGACACCAATGGTACTGGACTGAATTGGGGCAAAACTTCAGGCGGTAGTGCCCCGACGATGGGCACGAACATGCAGGTTCGGATCTCGTGGACGATGCCAGATATTGCCAATCAGGTGTCGATCTGGTTTGGCGTTTTCGGGATGCTGCCGCCGAAGCGACCCGCCATCATGATTTGGTTCGATGACGGCTACACAGCGCAATATGACCTGTGTTTGCCGGTTCTGAAGGCGTACAACATTCCAGCTACATTTAGCATTATCCGAGATACGCTTGGAGGCGGCGGCTATATGACGGTAGCGAAAGCTGTCGAAATAGCTAATGACCCGAGCGGATTGTTTTGCGTCTGCAACCACTCGATAAATTCGGGAGGGTATAATGCGCTCGGTGCGGCGACGATGTATTCTAATTTCGTCACGAACCGGACGTATTTGCAGGGAATAGGATGTCCCGCGGACGGCACGAATATCATCGCCTACCCCAGCGGGGAAGTTGGTAGCGATCTTACGTCTTTGCTTGAGGCAGATGGTGCATTTCTATGCGCCCGTACTGGTGGAAATCCACTATACGACCGGCGCAATCAACTAATGGCCTGGAGTGATAAGATTAGATGGTTGCTCGGCCCCACGACATTCCCGACCTCGTCGGTCACAGAAGCCTCGGTTGAGACTCTCATCAACTCCAACAACGCGGCGCAGGTAGATTCAATCTTCGGATTTCACGACATAAAGGTGAGCGCCACTGGTTCAAGTTGGTGGTTGGATCGTTTTACGCAGTTGTGTGCGTACATTGCAGGGCTGCGAGCCAACGGCACCGCGGACCCCATGAACGCACTTACATTCTTTCGGCACGTCGCTGGCAGCGGGCCGTTCTACTCGTACAAGTGAGCAGCGCTTTGGCCTAACCCCATCCCCTGCCGGTAAGCATCGACTTAGGAAACAGCAAAATCCGCCATGCAAACAACTACCAAAGCAGGCCACGTGAACTTCCAGCACGACGACGCGTTCAAGGGCGAGGTCATCATCGTGCGCGGGGACCAGTCCATGTCCGTGCCGATCGATGCGTTACGCTTGCTGGTCGCCGAGGCGGTGCGGTATGACCTTGCCGTTCATGTGCGCAGCATGAAGCCCGAGCAACTGTTGCGGCGGATCGCATGACCTGCGTACGCCACAGCATCCTCGACGGACTTGATGTCGGGGCGCTGCAATTGCGCCTGACGGCGATGCAACAGGCATATGTCGACTTGACGTCGGGGGCGAAGGTGCAGGTTGCGTCCTATTCCCAAGGCGACGGCAGTAGGTCAGTTTCATACACCCTCGCCAACATCGCTGACCTGACCGCAGCGATCCTTGGCTTGCAGACGCAGATCGACTACTTGAACGGCGTCCGGCGCAACCGGCGCGCCCCGTTGACGCCCGTGTGGCGCCGCTGACATGACCTTGCGCGAATCCGTCATCGTCGATCCGAGCGGCAAGCCGTTCGTTCTCGGGGGCGGCCGAGGCCGGGCTCGCGCGGACTATGGGCGCGGCCCGGACGGCACGACGGGGCTGAACAGCATGCCGGGGAATGCGTTCCCCTACGATGCGTCGAACATCGAGACGCAGGAAATGGGCGAGTGGTTTCCGATCATCCGGTCGCCGGATGCGGAGATCAACTACTTCCGCGATCGTGTCGTTGCACGCAGTCGGGACCTGACACGCAACAGTGGCTGGGCGGCGGGGGGCATCACTCGCATTCTCGACAATGTGATCGGTACGCAACTGCGGCTATCGGCCACGCCGGACTATCGCGCGCTCGCGTTGCGGACGGGGATCACAGCATTCGATGCCGAATGGGCGGACGATTTCCGACGTGCGGCCGAGGCCCTGTGGCGGGGCTACGCGCACAATCCAGGCCGGTGGAACGACCTTGCGCGCGAACTCACGGTGGGGCAGCAGTGGCGCCTCGCGATGCGGCACAAACTCGTTGATGGCGAGGGGCTGGCGTTGGCGTACTGGAAGCCTGAGCGGGTCGGGTACGGCTGCGCGGACTATGCGACGACTTTCCAGTTGATCGACCCCGACCGCCTGTCGAATCCCTACCAGATGGTCGACACGAAGCGGCTGCGCGGCGGGGTCGAGATCGACGACGACGGCGTGCGCCTGGCGGCCCATATCCGGCGGGCCGAACAGAACGATTGGTACAACGCTGTCGAGTCCATGACCTGGGAGCGGGTCGAGTGGGAAGACGACGACGGTTGGCAGCGCGTCTACCACGACTTCGATCGCGATCGCGCCAGTCAGCATCGCGGTAGCGGGATCTTCACGCCGATCCTCGGGCACATGAAGATGCTCGCGCGGTACTACGGCGTCGAGTTGCAGGCGGCCACGATTGCGGCTACGTTCGGGACCTACGTCACGTCGCCCTATGACCCGGCGTTGGTGCAGGACGCCCTTGGCGCTGAGGCTGACGGTGAGTTGAACGAGTACCAGCGCCTGCGCTCCGAGTGGGCGAAGGAACGGCCTGCGGTGTTCGGCGGGGCGCGTGTGCCGACGCTGTTTCCAGGCGAGAAGATTGAAGGGGTCGACTCCAAGCATCCGCATGGGAATTTCGCGGCATTCGCCCACGAAATGCTTTGCGTGTTCGCGGCTGCCGCCGGCGTGTCGGTCGAGCAAGTCACGCAGGACTGGTCGCGCACGAACTACTCGAGCGCGCGTGCCGCGCTGATGGAAACGTGGAAGACGCTGATGCGTCGCCGTGACGACTTCACGACCAATTTCGCGTCGTCCTGGTACGCGACCTGGTTGCGCGAAGCGATGGACCGTGGTCAGTTGCCGTTGCCTGCTGGTGCGCCCGATTACGTCGAGGCGCAAGCGGCGTACGCGCGCTGCGGCTGGTTGGGCCCGGCGCGTGGCTACGTCGACGGGGTGAAGGAACCGCAGGGCGCGCAGGTCCGCATGGAAACCGGCGTGTCGACGCTGCGCGACGAGGCGGCGGAACAGGGCAACGACTGGGAAGAGCAGCTCGACCAGCGCCAGATCGAGATCGCGGCGTTCCGCGAGCGCGACATCCCATTGCCGGCTTGGAGCGCTGAAGTCGAGGGGCCCACCGAATCGGGTGAAGGTTCGCACGACCCGACGAGCGTGAACTACCGGAGTGCTTGACGTGCACCGAACACTATGACCCCAAACTTCCCCCATCTTGCTCAGCGGTTGTTCAACACGCCGCTTGCGATCACGCCGGGCAAGATCGAGGTCATCATGGCCGCCCTCGCGGACCGCATGGGTCTGGCGAAGCTGATGCGGCCGACGGGCGAAATCGTGATGCTGCCCGATTACGACATGAGTGGTGAGGCGCAGGCGAGCGACGCCGCGCCCTATCAAGTTGTCGGTGGAGTGGCGTTGATCAGCGTCGAGGGCACGTTGGTGCAGAAACTAGGTTCACTGCACCCCTACTCTGGCATGACTGGCTACGATGGCATGCGCGCGCTCTTGAGCATGGCGCTCGAGGACAAAGCGGTGCGGGCCGTCGTGCTGATGGTCGACAGCCCCGGCGGCGAGGTCGCGGGGTGTTTTGATTTGGTCGATGCGATCTATTCAGCCCGGGGGCGCAAGCCGATTTGGTCGATCCTGTCCGAGAACGCGTTCAGTGCCGCCTATGCGATCGCGAGCGCTACGGATCGAGTCTGCGTTCCCCGTACCGGCGGGACCGGCAGCGTCGGCGTGATCTGCGCCCACGTGGACATGAGCAAGGCGCTTGGTGCCGCGGGGGTGCAGGTGACGTTGATCAGCTATGGCGAGCGCAAGGGTGACGGCAACGAATTCATGCCACTCGACCCGGATGCGCTCGCGGTGATGCAGGCTGACGTGAACGCGATGGGCGAACTGTTCGTCGCGACCGTCGCGCGCAATCGCGGGATTTCCGCCGCTCGGGTCCGTGCGACCCAAGCGGCAACGTACATGGGCGCCGCTGGCGTCAATGTTGGCTTCGCAGATGCCGTTATGGCACCCGACGAGGCGTTCCGGTCCCTGCTCGCCGAGCTGGGCTGAACCACCAAGGAAAAG